GTGCGATGGCACACTCTGGCGAATACAAAGAAGCACTTAAAACTCTAAAAGATATTGTGACAAGAAAAAATTCTGAAGGTAAATCAGCGCACAACGTCACCTATTATGCTGCTCAAGTTGCTAAGAGCTTCAAGCACGTAGATGCAAGAAAACTTGCAGCAATGATGGAAGAATACGAAGACGAGATAGATGATTTGGATGAAGGGCTGAACATTTGGAAATACAATCCTGTTTCTGGCTTGTGGAAAATCGAGCGTGATGTAACTGATGAGACAAAAGACAAATGGCTTGAAATCTATAAAAAAGATGATCCTAAAGGCAAGTATGTTGTTTCAGCAAAAAAACCTTCGAGCAAAGCACATCTAAAAGAAGAAGATGAAAAAGATCCACCGCTCAATCAACCAAAGCGTGGTGGTCCTAAGAAATTCTATGTCTATGTAAAAGACCCATCATCAGGCAACATTAAGAAAGTTACATGGGGCGATACCACTGGGCTATCAGTAAAGATGAATGATCCAGAAGCTAGAAAATCTTTCGCAGCACGCCATCAATGCAGCACACAAAAAGATAGAACCTCTGCTGCATACTGGGCATGCAACACGCCAAGATACGCAAAGCAATTAGGACTTTCTGGTGGTGGTAATTTCTTCTGGTAAAATATGAAACCTTATTCTGACAATAGGCAATCAAAGAACGAATTCATTAGAGTCTTTGATTCAAACGTAAACGAAGAAGAATTAATCTGGCACAGAGACAGAAAAGATAGAGAGATAGTAATATTAGAAGGAAGAGATTGGAAGTTACAGTATGATAATAGACTACCAATCTCTCTAGAAGAGAATAAGGTTTATAAAATAAAAGCTGGTGACTATCACAGAATTTTAAAAGGTAACGGTAATTTAATTTTAAGAATAAAAGAAACAGGAGAGTAACATGAGAACTATGTCAAGTCTATTTAATATTTCGCCCTCTTTGCTTGAGGCAATTAAAGAAGTTCAAAAAGAAGAAAATGAGTTTCAAGCTAAAGTTCGCGCACACATGGCAAAGAAAGGTATCAAGTCTCTTGGAGAATTGACGCCTGAACAAAAGAAAAAATTCTTCAAAGAAGTCGATGCACTGCATCAGGCAAAAAATGAAGAAGTCGATCTTGAAGAAGAATCTGGTGGCGGAACAAGCGTTTCATCAACTAAAAATATTGCGGCTCAAAAGAAACGCGCGGCAATCTCACAAAAAATTGCAGACACAAAAGAGAAACACGCAAAAGAAATGGACGCCCTTAGAAGTCAAAAGTCCAACGTCAAAGAAGAATTCGACGATTCTTTTTTAGAGGAAGCTTTTTCTCCAGCAATGGTCGCTAAGTTGAAAGCAGAATATGGTAAGATTAGTGGCATCGATCCATCGAGCGACAGCTACAAAAAGTTGATTGCCATGCTTGACAAGATGGACAAGAAAGACTTGCAGACTCTTGCCGATGCGGGAATCAAGTTTGTTTCTGGGCTTGCAAGAAATCGTGTCAATCGCATGAAGAATGAAGAAGTTGTTGTTGATGAAGCAACTGGTGTCACAGATTACAATGCAAAAAGTCAAGGTGGCACAAGAAAAGAATTGCTCGCTAAATATCATAAGACTAAGAGTCCTAAAGATGCTGAGGCTGCTAGAAAAGCTGGTGCAACACAGAAAGAACTTCAAGGTGAAGAAGTAGAAATTATCGAGAGTGACGATTTAGGTCCCGTAAAAGAAATTGAACTTGAAGAAGGTAAGTCTAGCACAGGATACAATCTATATCACAAAGACTTTTCTTCAGCAATGGCACATGCATATGACTTTGCAAAGAACAAGTATGGTATTGAAGTTGATCCAGAAGAGATTGATCGTAAAGTTGCAATGGGACCTAAGAAGCCATCTTCAGGTAAAACAAATGCTTATCGTTTGTTAGACAAGACTGGCAAGAAAGCAATTCAAGTACAAGTCGCAAACCTTGACAACAAGCGTTACGAATTGAATATGTACAGCGAAGAAGTTCAATTGGATGAAGTAAAAATAGGCGATAAGGTTAGTTTTGACCATGAAATGTCATCTGCTCCAGGAAAAAAAGTTAAGAAGTCTGGAACCGTTCACAAGATCGAAGGTGACGTTGCACATATTAAAGTAAAGGACAAATATGGTGCAGTAACTCATAAGAAAAAAGTTGGCGAACTTCAAAATGAAGAGATTGACATTGAAGAGCTTGACGAAAGAGTTATCAAAGGCAAAGGCTATGATAACCCCGAGAATGAACGCAAAGCGCCTGAAGGTAAAGTGCCAACGACAAGCCTTATGCCTGGTCACAACGATAAGGCAGCAAGATTTGCGGCAATACAAGCAAAAGGCAGATTGATTAAAGGCAAAGCACAGAGTGCACCACAGAAAGAAGAAGTTGAAGTTGATGAAGCTTGTTGGGACACGCATAAACAGGAAGGCATGAAGAAAAAGAATGGTAAGATGGTGCCTAATTGTGTGCCAAAAAATGAAGAAGTTGTAGTGGAAGGTGAAGGAATTGTCACGCCAAAAAAAGATAAAAAACCAGGCAAACCACCAGAAGGTTCTTATGCTGCTGACCTAGCCGCAGGAAAGTATGCCAAATTCGGCTTTACTAAATCTGGTAAAGAAACTGCTGCCAAGAAGCGTGAGAGAATGAGTGAACTCAAAGTCATCGAACCAAAAGCAGGAACAGAAAAAGAGATGGTCAAAAAAAGCTATTTGGCCCAGATAAAAGACCCAGGTGATCTAGAGAAAGTTGGTCCAGAAGAAGTTGGTCCAAAAGACACCAAACTCGGACAAGGCAAAAGACCTGCTGACAGACTTGATAACAAACAAAAATTTGGCGAAGAAACTCTTGATGAATATCAAGAGTTTAAACAAGGCGGCGAGCCTTTAGCTAAAAAGTTTGAAAAAGCTTTTGCCAAAGCAGGTGTTAAAACCAAAATTAAAATGAAGACAGTTGGCAATGTCTCTGTGAATGAAGAACCAGAAAGTTTTTCTGACAAGTTTAAGAAACTTGTTTCTGAGAAAAAAGAAAAAGAAGATAAAGAAGTAAATGGCAAAGAAAAAAATCATAAAAAGGGTGAGGTTCTTAGCGGTAAAAAAGAGCCAATAGAAATTAATCCAGAAATATCTGAGAAATAATAACGCACACATAAATAAGTGTGAAAGTAATTTAAAGGAGAAAACCATGGCACTATGGGGAAAAAGAGATTCATTCACAGTCACTGGAACAGTTGCTTTTGTTAACACTTCAGACACAGTTGTTGGAACAGGAACAGCTTTTGTGACTGAACTTGACATTGGCGACATGATTGTTACGAGCGGGGGAACAAAATATAAAGTTACTGGCATTACAAACGCCACACACTTAACTATTTCTCCAGCATGGTCAACAGCAAATGCTTCAAGCCAAACTGTAACTGGTCAAGACACACCTAAGTATCTTTACTATACAGATGGTAGAAAAACTTTCGGTGTTGATTCAACAGAAGCACAAGTCAATGACAAAGATGCGGGTTGGATTTTAAGAAACACATACACCGACATGCACGGCGTCACTAGAATTAAGCGTGAAGTATTGGTTGCTATGTCAAGCATTTCAGGTGATGCAGAGGACGCAGTTTATCCAGACGCAATCATTACTATCAATACACAACCACAGAATTCGAGTGAAGAAACTGGTAATGCAGTTTCGTTTAGCGTTTCTGCTTCAGTTGATCCATCGGGCACAACACTCAACTATCGTTGGCAAGCAAACACTGGCGCATCTTGGGCAAATCTCACAGATGCTGGAGTTTATGCCAATACCAATACTAGCACGCTTGAAATTTCCGATAACACCGGATTGGATGGCAATCTTTATCGCGTACAGATTTCTGCCACGGGTGTTTCAGCCAATACAGTTTCTGATGCGGCAACTCTCGAAGAAGTTTAATCTACATGTTGGCCTGAGTCCCAGGAGTAGCATTCCCATTCAGTTGGGTTTATAAAATAGGAGTTTTAAATGGCAGATAAAAAGATTACACAATTAACCGCATTGACAGCACCAGCAAATAATGATTTGTTGCTTATCGTTGATGATCCATCGGGATCACCAGTTTCTAAAAAAGTTGAACTTGGTGATATTTTTGGTGAAACAGCACAAACCACATTTCAAACAATTAAGTTGGGTTCAGTTGCAAATACAGAATTTGTTACTGGTGGCACGTTTAAAATTACGCCTAGTGACAGATTTCTTGTTGATGGTTTAGCAGACTTTGATAATGATAGAATTAGAGTTAGAACTGCATTCACACCAGGATCCAATAATAATAGTTCGGTTGGTATGGAAGTAGGATCAATTGCTTGGGATGCAAACTATTTGTATGTTGCAGTTGCAGCGACAGGCGCCAATTCAATTCTAAGGGTTGCACTAAGCGGCTGGTAATATGATTTTTAATGATGATGAATTTGATGAATATGCTATAAACAATTACAGAAATCCTAATTGTATATCAGTCTTAGAATACTTAGAAGATTTAAATAAATTTAAGTATATCAAAAGACTGATAAACAAATATGTTGAAAAGAGTGAATTGAGAGAAAGATTAATACTGAATCACATAATCTTTCTCTCAAATGTTTTTGGTGTAGAAGCTACAGTAAATATGCTTCGATTTAAAATTGAAGAGAAGAATCATCACATACTCAATGCTTTTCTTGTAATGTTGAAATATATTCATGATAATGAAATTCACGATTCTGAATTGCTAGAAGAAATAAAAAGAAGGATATAATGGCAAACTTAGTAGACTTATATGTAGTTTATAGAATTCTAAGAAAGTTAACCACACCATTCGAAAACTGGCCAGCCTACAAGACTGGAGTTATCGATGCCGAGGGTAACATTCTCAAGTCATCATCTGAGAGAAACACTCAAGATGAAAGAGATTCTTTTAATCTGTTAGATGTGTTGATTCTAAACTTAAAAAAACTGTTAATGAAAGTTCCAGGCGGTAAAACAAAATTTGCAACATATGCCGCAGCATTGTTTTTGATTAAAGAAGAAAAGAATTTGACGCCAGATAATCTGGAAGAAAAGTTTGCAGTGTTTCTATCAAACAAAGAAACACTAAAAGAAGAAATTGCTAACGTTGTTGGGGCAGGCCGAATAGCAGGAACTACGGGTGATCCTCCAGCGGGAAGTAAAATAATGATGAGAAGATTTGCTAACAATGATGTTTTCGTTGTCGATACAAAGCGTTACTTAAAAGCGCGTTTGGGAAAAAGAAAATTTCTAAAATATGAAACGTATGTTGGCGACGATGATGTGGGTGAAGCAATTCGTCAGTACGGAAGAAAGAATCCAAAGAAGCCGATCATTCTTCAAGATGGAATGACAGGTGCGATGATTTTTTTACGTCACGGCAAAAGCGGATTATTCACTGAATCTTTTGGTGCTAGGTTGTTGATTGAGGAAATAACTCAGTCAGACTTAAAAAAGATTGAACAATATGCTGATAAATTATTTCAGGCGGTAGGAATTGATGTGGCATTTACTCGACATTTTTTAGATAGAGTAAATGATGAGAGAAATAGAAAACAAATTACGTCAGATGAATTGACTGCGTTGTTTAAAAAAACATATGAAAAACACGGCAAAAGAATTCCAAAGCTAGGCCCTGATGCTGAAGCAGTGATTAATGATATGCAATCTGACATTAATATGCCATTTGTTTTGAAGTGGGATAGAAGTGCCGAACAATTAGACTTGGTTGCTAAAACTGTAATGAGAAAGAAAAATTTTATGACCAGCAATCAGAAATTAACAGTGTAGAGATTAGCAATCATGTGGATTCTACAATGGCTTCCTAACTGGATATTCTACGGTATACTTGCAATAGGCATATTAGGATTTCTTGTAACTTATCTACTTAAATTTATACCGATTCCTGCTTTGTATATGTACAAAGCACCGATACAAATTGTGTCGGTTATTTTTATTGTCATTGGTGTTTACATGGCAGGATCAATTGCAAACGAAGAAGCATGGCAAGCAAAAGTAAAAGAAGTTGAAGCGAAGTTAGCAGAAGCAGAAGCAAGAGGTGCAGTTGAGACAGTTAAGATTGTTGAAAAAGTTGTAGTACAAAAACAAGTCATAAAAGAAAAGGGAAAAGATATAGTTCAGTATGTTGATCGAGAGGTTGTGAAGTTCGACAATAAATGTGAAATACCTCCTGCGTTTGTAGAAGTACATAATAAAGCAGCAGAGAAAATACAATGAGAATTGTTTTATTATGCACACTGTTATTGTTGGCGGGTTGCTCTACACCAGTACCAATAAAACCTAAATTTCCTGTTGCACCAGATATGTTGCTTGAGCCTTGCACGGAACTTAAAAAGTTGGAAAAAGAAGTTAAATTGAGTGATATTGCAAAGACTGTGACTGATAATTATATGTTATATCATGACTGCTCATTGAAATCTAAAGCATGGATCGAATGGTATAAAGTACAAAAAAAGATTTTTGAGGATGTCAAATGATAACACAAGAACAATTAAAACAATTATTGCCTAAGAATCCTTATGTGCCTCATTGGCACAAAGCACTTGAACAATTATTTCCTGATTATGAAATAAACACGCCTAAAAGAATGGCTGCGTTTATAGCACAGTGCGCCCATGAGTCTGCTGGGTTTACTGCACTGGTTGAGAATCTAAACTATCGTTGGCAATCATTGAGAAAAGTATTTCCGAAATATTTTCCAAATGACGCTATTGCGCAGGACTATGCTGGCAGACCAAACAAACAAGAAGCAATAGCAAATAGAATTTATGCAAGTCGCATGGGTAACGGTCCAGAAGAATCGGGTGATGGTTATCGTTTTCGTGGACGTGGATTAATTCAACTTACTGGCAGACATAATTATACTTGGTTTGCTGCATCACTTGAGATAACTCCTGAAGAGGCATCAGAGTATCTGACAACCTTCGAAGGTGCTGCGCAATCTGCCTGTTGGTTTTGGGAGAGCAACAAACTCAATCAATGGGCAGATACTGGTGACATTCTTACATTAACAAAAAGAATCAATGGTGGAACGATAGGTTTAGATGATCGTATTAAACATTACGAACATGCTTTACACGTTCTGGAGGTATAAATGGTGAGTGACAGAAAACTCTTTCTTGGGCTTCTCATTTTATTATTACTTCCTCTTACACTTGCAATATTTGGTGGAGATCGTTTCAGATATCCTTGCCAGGACCCTAAAAACTGGGATAAAGAAATGTGTAAGATGCCGCATTGTGATGTAACAAGAACATGCCCCGAACACATATTTAAAGGTCAACGTGATCCTAGATTAGGACCACCACCAACAAGGAACGAACCCATAGTACAAAACACAGGACAGATTTGCCAAACATGTCCAGCACCACAGGGAGCTAATAATGCAAAATAACACTCCATTCGTATATACTGAAGATCAATTGATGGCGAGACTGAAATTCTTTATTGGAGTTTGTCTTGCATTAACATTGACAGGTATTGTATTCGTTGTATTGTATTCAATCATCTTCGTAACACAACCATTAAATGCAATGTCACCAATCGATCAAAAATTCTTTGAACTTATTGTTCCGATTGCAACATTTTTAACTGGAACATTATCAGGTATTATGCTAGCGGGTAGACCGAAAGAAGAACAAGAAGCTATGCTTGCAGCACAGAAGCAAGCCACTGAGTCCTTCAAAACAACAATGGAAGAAACGAAAAAGCCAGCGCCAGAGCCAAAAAAAGCTGAACGCACTGAACCTGTACTCGGATTCGGTCCAGCACCGCAGTCTGTGCAATCGTTTCAAATGCCTGCGCCAGCCCCAGGATTTGGTGGTAAACTAGCGCCACCACCAGCACCTCAGCCGGAGCTTTAATATGTTGAAATCTATATTTCAAGATGGGCATAATGAAAGCATTAGCAGTAAAAGAGTTATAACTTTTTTGGCATTTGTTTTATGTGCGTTTGGATTTATAGCCGATATCTTTGGATATAAAGTTACTCCCGCGCTATTTGATTCAATGATGTATATTGTAGTTGCGGGATTAGGATTTACAGCATCAGAAAAATTTGCCCCTAAAGCGCCACCACCAGCACAACCATTACTAAAATAAGGAATAAAAATGAAACTAATCATTACCGCAGCAATCATTGGTTTAATTCCAATTTTGAGTTATCATAATATTTCATTTGCAGCAGAAACGAAAAAAGTTTGCGTGGACAAAGTTACAAATGACGGCAAGAAAGTTTTAGACAAAGACGGTAAACCTGTCCAGGAATGTAAAGAAATCAAAGTCCATCAAAAACTAGAAGGCACTAAGGTTCCAGAAAAAAAATAATATGATAGAAGATTCGAATCTAAGAACCGACGTTGAGATATTGAAGCGTGACATGCACCAGTTAAATGGGCTGTTCACGCGGCTCGATGTTACTATTGAAAAGCTTGGTGAGGTTTCTTCGAATCTCACCAGAATGCTTGCTGTTCACGAAAATAAACTGGAAAAACAAGAAGAGGCAGATAAACAATTAAATTCTATGATTGAATTGTTATTTGCTAAGGTCGAAGAGCGCCGCCGTGAAGTAGACACTATAAAGGATGATTTTCGTAAAGAAATTTCTCATCTACATAATGACATTATGTTAGAAATGAAAGAAATAAAAAATTGCACCACGAACTATCATTCCGAAATGAATCAAAGGGTGACCACTATAGAAAGATGGAAATGGATGATGATGGGCGGTGGAGCTATTGTAGGATTCATAGTTTCAAAATTCATTTGATTTTCGATTCTTCATGTGATAGAATGTAACGTCTATTGCACATGGAGTCATTATGAGTATGTGGATCGATCAAAAATATATTGGAATCCTTTCTGGCAGGCTTGACAAGTTCACCAGAAAGGATTCGTATACATACAATTTCCGCTGTCCGATCTGTGGCGACAGTCAGAAGAATAAAAATAAAGCACGCGGTTATTTGTTTGGCAAAAAGGGTGGCCTATTCTACCGCTGTCACAATTGCCAAGCCAGCATGTCTCTCGGTTCACTGATTCGAGTCATAGATTCAAATCTATACAAAGAGTATTGCCTAGAGAGATACGCTAGTGGTGAAACAGGATTTAAGGCGCACAAAAGCCATGGCTTTGTTTTTACTCCAGTTAGTTTTAAAAGCAATAAAGAAGACAATGCTTTCAACAATTTATTGACACCTCTTGATAAACTGAATGAAGATCATGAGGTAATTCGTTATCTTACATACAGAAAAATTCCGAAAGATCGATACTCTGATTTGAGATATGTAGATGATATCTCAAAGTTTAAAAAATTTGCAGAAGGATATGACGAGAAGATAGTCACGAATGAATCAAGGCTTGTGATTCCTTTTTTCGATGAAAACAATGAACTTGTTGGTCTTTCTGGTAGAGCATTGGGCGATGAAAAAATTCGTTATGTGACAATACGAATTAAAAAAGATTCTCCGATGATTTTTGGTATGAATACTGTAGACAAAGATCAGACAATTTATGTGACCGAAGGTCCAATAGATAGTTTGTTCTTGCCGAATTCAGTCGCGGTTGGTAACTCTAATCTAAAGTCTGTTGGTGAACATTTGTCAAAAGATAATCTTGTTTTAGTATATGACAATGAGCCTAGAAATAAAGAGATTGTAAGAGAGATGGAATCATCAATCAAGCAAGGCTTTAGCATTTGCATTTGGCCTGAAACAATTATGGCAAAAGATATCAATGAAATGATACAACATGAGAATTTAAGCACAGATGAAATTTTGACTACTATAAATAAAAATACTTTTTCTGGCCCTACAGCGATTATGAATCTTCTCTTATGGAGGAGATGTTAGGAGATTTCATGAGCGATGAACTTACCAAAGAAAAGCACTCACGTAGACTTCAGCAAGAAGAAAACGCAATTAAAAAACAGGTAAAGATTGCAAAGCAGTACGGTGTAGATAAAAAATATACGGAACAGCCTCATAGATTTGCGAAACACCATGTTTTAAACTGCGGCAATCCTAAATGCGTAATGTGTGCTAATCCTAGGCACACATTTGGTGAAAAAACAATTCAAGAAAAACGATTCGAACAAACTGAGAAATGGAGCGAAGATTGAAAGTTAAATTAATTAGTTATCAGAAACCATCAAACGAGTTGATCAAGGAGGGACTATATGACGTTCAAGAACTCATTGCATATTGCGCCCGTGTCTCCAATCCATCCAATCAATTCAATTCAGAGACATCAGAAAAACTCATCCGATATCTTGTCAAACACAAGCACTGGAGCCCCCTCGAAATGGCCTCCGCCTGTATCGAAATTGAAACTACCAGAGATATTGCTAGACAGATTTTGCGCCATCGAAGTTTTAGCTTCCAGGAATTTAGCCAGAGATACGCCGACCCCACCAAAGAATTGGCTTTCGTACTACGAGAAGCACGATATCAAGATACCAAAAATAGACAAAATAGTATAGATATCGATTTGAAAAATGATATGGATCGTCAGATTGCCTATCAGTGGGAAATGATGCAACAGCGTGTGATCACAGAAGCAAAGAATGCATACGAGTGGGCAATCAGCAAAGGTATTGCAAAAGAAGTAGCAAGAGCAGTCTTACCAGAAGGAAATACTGTTTCAAAACTATACGTAAACGGAACATTGAGATCATGGGTTCACTATATAGAACTCAGGTCTGGAAATGGTACACAAAAAGAACACATTGATATTGCAAAAGAGTGTGCAAAGGTGATATCATTTTGTTTCCCACTAGCACAAGAATTTGCATCGGAATAACTATGAACACAGTACATGGAATAGAGGTAGACTACTCTAGGGATTCTCTTTTTGATGAATTAGGACTTCGTAGGTTAAAAGAATCCTATATGAAAGAAGAAGAAAATTCACCACAAGAAAGGTTTGCGTATGTCTCAAAAGCATTCTCTTCCTCGCCGGAACACGCTCAGATGTTATATGAGTACAGTAGTAAGCATTGGCTCAGCTATTCTACTCCCATTTTGTCTTTTGGGCGTAGTAGTCGTGGCCTGCCTATTTCATGTTTTCTACCATACTTACACGATAGTGCAGAAGGTTTGGTGGACTGTCTTTCAGAGGTAAATTGGCTTTCAATGTTAGGAGGCGGAATTGGAATCGGTCTTGGCATTCGTTCTGCTGATGATAAGTCTGTTGGCATTATGCCTCACCTGCGCACTTACGATGCCTCCTCGCTGGCTTATCGTCAAGGTCGCACTCGCCGTGGTTCTTATGCTGCATATCTTAATGTTTCCCACCCTGATATTCATCTCTTCCTTGAAATGCGGAAACCAACAGGCGACCCGAACATGAGGGCACTTAATCTTCATCACGGAATTAATATCACAGATGACTTCATGAAGATTATTGAAAACTCTATGTTGGATCCAAATGCAAGCGATGATTGGCATTTGCGTGATCCACACAATGGTGAAATTCGTGACACGGTCTCTGCTAGAGAACTTTGGCAAAAGATTATTGAAACTCGAATGTTGACTGGCGAGCCTTACATTCATTTCATTGACACTAGCAATAATAATATGCCCGAGTTTCAAAAGCAGAAAGGCCTAAGCATTAAGCAGAGTAATCTTTGCAGTGAAATTATTCTTCCCACAGACAAAGATAGAACCGCAGTGTGTTGTCTATCCTCAGTTAACTTGGAGTATTATGATGCTTGGAAAGATCACCCAACCTTTTTTCGGGACATTGCAGAGATGCTTGATAACGTTCTACAGTATTTCATTGATAATGCTCCTGATAGCATATCACGAGCAAAATATTCTGCTAGCATGGAACGGTCTATTGGTGTTGGCGCACTCGGTTTTCATGCATATCTACAAAAGAAAAACCTTCCATGGGAATCAGCCATGGCAGTAGGAAGAAATCTATCCATTTTTAAAACTATTAAGGAAAAACTACATGACGCAAATTTGCAATTGGGTAAAGAGCGCGGCGAAGCCCCTGATTGCGCTGGCACTGGGCGTCGCTTTGCCCATGTTATGGCTATCGCTCCAAATGCCTCAAGCAGTATTCTCATGGGAAATACTAGCCCCAGCATTGAACCTTATCGGGCAAACGCATATAGGCAAGATACTTTAAGTGGAGCATTCTTAAATAAAAACAGATATCTCGACGAGATCATCAAAAAAGAATCTCAATCGCATCCCGATGGATGGTACGATGAAGTCTGGAGCAGCATCATTGCCAATGATGGCTCAGTGCAACACCTAGATTGGATGGATGATTGGACAAAAGATGTGTTCAAAACATCTATGGAAATTGATCAGAGATGGATAGTTCAACATGCCTCAGATAGACAACAATACATCGATCAAGCACAATCATTAAATCTATTTTTCAGGCCTGATGCGAATATTAAATACTTGCATGCAGTTCATTTTCAAGCTTGGAAGAGTGGACTTAAAACATTGTACTACTGTCGAAGTGAGAAACTAGCCAAAGCAGATAAAGTGGCAAAGAAAATTGAGCGGCAGGCAATTCAAGAGATCGATCTAAAAGCATTGGCGCAAGGTGAAGAATGTCTAGCGTGTGAGGGGTAATAAATGGCACAACTAATAGCAAACTTGCCACCACTACATTGCTTCATTAGAAAAGAATTTCTGTACGATTTTGAAAAAGGTTTTGGCGAGTATGAACCTTGCATTTGGGTTTCAATAAAATCTATTCGAGGCCAAGCATTTCGTATTGAATCATATCTACCTAACTATGGCGCATTGTATGATAAGCTTCCGTTGCATGCATATGTTTCTAGAGATGAGAATTTAATTCAAGATGACTTTCTTCCTCTAGACACTCTTCAGATTTGGGATTGCTTTAGTCATGATATAACAGTAGTCAAGAAATCTTTTCTTGCGAACTTGACTGCTAAGTTTTATGGTAAAGACAAGAATTGGTACAGTGGAGAATATCTATTTACCGTCGATAATTATTCCGCAGATTCAAATGTTATTGACACTACATATTCTGAGTGGCCTGAAGATCATAAGTCATTCAATTTCATTATGTTAGACAATGGACAGTTCGCTGCGCAACCTAACAATAGAACAATCTTTTTAGATGCAGCATCGAATCCAGAACCTTTGAAATTTCCAGATTTCAAAGTCTGCACAAAGATTTATAGGGTAGAAACAAATCCTAAATGGCATCTAGGTGCTACAAATAATTTCAATTACAGTTAAGGAAATCAATATGAAAAAACTTATTTTTGCTTTGCTTCTAATTCCAGCTATAGTCTGGGCGCAAAAAACACCACAAGGTGTAATTTATGACGCTCAGATTATTCGAGTCAATGATGGCGATACCGTTGTCATTTCTGCTCCTTTTCTACCTGCGCCTCTTAAACCAGAATTGGCAGTTAGAGTCTTCGGCGTCGATACTCCAGAAAAGAATCACCTCGCCAAATGCGAATCAGAAAAACAACGTGGATTGGCAGCCACAGAGTTCACCAAGAAGGCTATCAATCAAAGTCAGCAGAGACAGGTCGTACTTTACGGATGGGATAAATTCGGTGGTCGTGTATTGGGTGATATCTTACTGAATGGTCAAAGTCTCCGTGCCTTACTGATTCAGAACGGCTTTGCCAGAGAATATTTCGGTGACGCTAAACAAAGTTGGTGTTAAGAGGCTTTTATGTTAGAATTCATTATGACTATCATTATTATGTTGATGACAAACAGAATACTTGCATCACGTGATGAGGAAGTTGAAGAAGTGGAACAGAAGCCAGAAAGTGTTAAAATTTTTCTTGAAGAAATAAAAGGTTTATACTATGCGTGGCACACTGAACCAAAAGAAGAATTCATTGTACAGTCGAAAACACTTGATGGTTTACTACAAGAACTAAATAAAATCTTTCTTAAAAAAAGAATAGAAATAGTTACATCAGAGGAAATTAAATGTCAGCTAAGAAAACTCAATACAAATTAACAGATGAAAGAAATTATTTTAAGCCATTCACATATCCATGGGCCTATGAAGCTTGGCTTAAACACGAACAGAGCCATTGGCTACATACCGAAGTGCCAATGATTGAAGACGTTAAAGATTGGAAAAACAAACTTACTCAAAATGAAAAAGAATTTCTTATCAATATTTTTAGATTTTTTACGCAGGGAGATATTGACGTTGCTGGCGGTTACGTCCGTAATTACTTACCTCATTTTCCTCAGCCTGAAATTCGTATGATGTTGTCTGGCTTTGCAGCCAGAGAAGCATTGCACATTGCCGCGTACAGTCATTTGATTGAGACACTGGGTTTACCTGAGACAACATATAATCAGTTTCTTGAATATCAAGAAATGCGAGACAAACATGATTATATTATGAATGGGTCTAATGGGCTTGTAAACACTGCATCTGTTGCGAAGAATATAGCGTTATTCTCTGCATTTACTGAGGGCATGCAATTGTTTAGTTCATTTATTATGTTGTTAAACTTTCCGCGACACGGAAAGATGAAGGGTATGGGTCAGATTGTAACTTGGTCAATTGTTGATGAAACAATGCATGCCGAGTCAATGATTAAATTGTTTAGAACTTACATAGAGGAAAATCGTGAAATTTGGAATGATGATCTCAAGTCTCAAATCTACACTGTTGCAACAAGAATGGTTGAACTCGAAGATCGTTTTATTGATTTATCATTCGGCATGGGCGATATGCATAATTTATCTGCTGATGACGTTAAGCGTTACATTCGTTATATTACTGATCGCCGTCTTATTAGTCTTGGTCTCAAGGGTATAATGAAAGT